ACGAGCGTATTAAGGCGCTACCCTACCCATGTAATCTTTTGTGCAAGTGCGACTACTACCACATATGCACCGTAACCAAATAGTGACCATAGAGTTGCAAAGAGAACCATCTCAATACTATCAGTCTGATACCACCACTGTTTAATCTTATTCATGTTCACCACCCCTATCTTGTGGGTCTAATTTAATCTTTTGTCCATTCCAATACATATTTCTACTACGACTTGGTGTGGATGTTGGAAAGTCTGTAAAGAATGTAGGACGTAACCTTGCAGTCTCAAAGGTTGCAACTGTAACCACGATTGCGGCCAGTATCAGTGCATGAGCAATCATACTTATACCCATAACCCAAAAACTACCAATCCACATTGAAAATACAATACACCACATCCATGCAAGTACCTGTAGTACCATGTGTCTTGTGTTAGTGTCTGGGATGTGTCTTAGTGGGTTCTTATCGGCATTCATAACGCCGTTCCAACTGTCGTATACAAATTCTCTCATATCTATTACCTTTTCCATCGTTGTCTTAATTGGATAGTGTGCATCCACATTATCCTTAAAATCTATGGCATCATATAAATCTGTAAAGTATCTTACTACTTTCTGATTCTTAAAATACCCTGTTACTCTGAACACTGTTCTTTACCAGCGCATTCTGCTGGAAAGCAATGCCCCCTCATAAAATAGTATTCATTTTCATATGAAGGATTCCACATACTTTCATCCATGAGTTTTTCACATTGTTGTTCAGTAAATGGTTGTTGCAATGCAACTTGTCCTATGTAATTCTCTGTACCAGCACCATCAATGCCCCACATTGACATTACAAAAATAAATTCTTTCATTTTATACTCCCATAATAAAGTGCCACTTTTCTGTTCCGAGGCAAGTGGCCAGCCCGACTAATTATGCCGCAAGGGCGTAATCAGAAGGTGCGAAATTATCGTTTGCACTTACGAGTTTTGACCTATTACGCAGTCAACCGACAATTCTACTCGCCTCTATCTTCGTCAGTCGATCCTAGTTCGCCCCCATCATAAAGACACTAATCTCTAAAACCTTCACCTTTTAACAGGTGACTAAATCTGTGTGCAAAAATTACATAAAGAAGTTTGATAAAACTATCTTCGGTATATGTACCAGCATCACATTTATATATCCACATATCAGTGTCCTTATGGTGGAGGCGAGGGGTACTGCCCCCCTGTCCTGTCCGATCTTCGATTTGGATCATCAAATTGTACTTTATTTATACCACAAATACTCTTCTCTGTCAAGTAGCAGTTTGATTTCTTGGTACACCCAATGCAATACTACCTTGTCCAGAACCTAGTACACAGGCCTGAGTATCACTAACAAATTCAATGAGTGTCCATGTTTCTGTTTCTGGATTCATAGAAATAATAAATCTGGATGGTGATCTCATACCGTTAGGGAAAGATGTTTCTCCATCCATAACAATAGTTGGTACTTCACCATATTTTTTAGTCATCTCAACTAAATCTTCCATAGAACTACATTGAATAGGTTTTGATGCCCAGTATGTGTAAGGCACTTGTGGTTCTTTTGGTGTTTGTTTTTCCTCTGCTATTGCAGCGCCACTAAACAGGAGCGCCGATAACGTCAGGGCCTTCATCAAGTTCTTCATTTTCTTTCATCCATTGCTCTGTGAACATATCAATGGTTTCTACGAGATGAGGCAAATATTCATGCTTCTCTTTTACAAACTCTTGAACTAGTCCATCTTCCGTGACAACAAGAATCACAATCTGATTGATTTCAATTCCTGTTCGTTCTTCAAACATTTCTGCATAGGCAGATGCCTGCATATAATATTCAAAATTGTATTCTTCTTTTCTTTCAGAACGTGAAGTCTTAAAGTCAATAATTGAGGGAACACCGTTCCATTCGGCGATACAATCCACTCGGCCAGCAAGTCGATACTTCTCGCTCCACAATCCACATTCTTGTGCGAAAATATTATTTATACTTTTTTGTAAGGTAGGCTTTAGTTGTGAGAACAAACACCAAGGTAAAAATTCTCTGCCTTCTTGTGTTACTTCCACATTGTTTAGGAAGTCCTCACACATATGGTGAACGGCAGTTCCACGAGATGCGGCAGTACGCATAATGTGATTGGCAACATCATTACCAACACGATTACGCCACTCTTGCAATCCCTTTTGTTTCTCTTTACGAACGCTCAATACAGTTGTAATAGATGGATACAATCCTGTTGGCGTTACATAGAAACGCTTTCGCTTTACGGTTTTTGTAGATACCTCTGGGATATCCACACTTACATGATTAAACATAATATAGTCCTTTAGTTAATTAAACTTTTTTACCACCACGGCGCCATTGAGTTTCGGCTGGAACACGAATAAAAGGTTTATTCGTTTCATTCTTATTTGGGTTAGGAATAGTCAACATGACATTCTTACCTCTATGAAATGCAAAGAGTTGATTTGACATCCTATCAGCACTTTTCATATATTCTCTACGCACGGCCTTTGTAGTTTCTTTGGCCACACATCTGCGTTCACCTTTAGAAGTCTGCGTTGCCCTTGATTTTTTCTTACCCATCATTCTCACCTTGTTCTAGTTTAATCTTACTAATAAGATAATCTTTTACCAGACCAGAACGAACAATATCGCCCAACGTAAATTCTATACTCGCAACAGATTTCATTCCTCTTAGTATTTTCATAAAATGATGTAGTCCTTCTCTATCAACACTTTTCAGTAAGTCTGATTGGAAAACATCACCACAGAACATAATCTTTGAATTCATACCAACACGAGTCATAATTGTATCCAGTTCATGGAAGTTCAAGTTCTGAGCTTCATCCACAATGATAATTGCATTATCTAATGTTATACCACGCAAAAAGGAAGTTGTCAAGAACATTAATGAACCTTGTTGTTTTAATCTATCATACAGAAGATTAAATGACTGTTCGTTAGGTTGTTCAAACATGAACTTTACCATGTTCTGATATGGTACTTGGAACAGGGCTGTCTTATCTTCTTCATCGCCCGGCAAGAAACCAATCTCACGAGTTGGTACTGCACTACGAACCAAATATACACAATCATATTCTGTTTCGTTTCTTAGTGCTTCTTGCAGTGCAAGATATAGTGTGATAAAAGTTTTACCTGTACCAGCCGCACCATACAAGAATAGATTCTTATCGTTCTTATATTCTTGGAAGGCACGTTTTTGATTATCGGTGGCAGGATTAATTGTCACCATCTGGTCAATACGAATATCTTTTGCCTTTGCCATTAATTATTTCTCCACTTATGTCGATGTTTTTCCACCACCTGTCTAGTCTTTACATCCTTGATAGACTTCTTTGCATATCTATCTGCAAGTGGACTATCTGGGTGGGCATCAGTAACCTTGTTTAGAACTTCTTTCCAACCATTATCAGTTTTACTATCAATTGAACCTGTTGTCGAAACAATTCCAAAAGGCATTGGTACTTGAGATATGTGAGGGTTCTTTTCTAAGAGTTCTTCTCTACGAGAGTTGCTGATAAAATCATCAAACTCCTCACCTGTCTCATTATTTCTGAATCTGTATGTTGGCATTATCTAATTTCTCTTCACTTAGTTCTTTGATCCTATTTAGTAGAATATAATAGGAGGCTGTCATGTCTTTAAGGTCTTGCCTTAACAGATTGTTTTCTGCCTGCAATGCACCAATCTTTGCTCTTAAATCAGGCAACTCGTAATTCAGATTGTCCACCGTCATACCAATAAGGCCTTTCTCTTTCTTTCCATGTTGCGAACCTACTCTTTGCAACATTGTAAAAATTACGATACGCTTGAACCGTATCACCCTTTACCATGCACTGTGGGTATGCTAGCATCGCCTGTGGAACTGGTGTATGACCCATAAGACTAGATGGCATATTCTTAGGTGGTTCTTGTAACAACCACCAGTAATCTTTTGAACCATGTTCCTTACCATACCTATAAGTATACTCATCGCATAGTAGTCTATAATATGTATACATCATCATATAATTTTCTCTACACATACGAACCCATTTGTTTGTAGGATGATTTACATGGCCTGCAAGGAAAAGATGTTTGTTCATCTTTCTGTCTGGATGTTTCCATCGTTTAATTCTTGCACCACTTTTAGTCCTATCATAATATTCAGTACCATCCAAAACACGATGTGCCGTACAGAGCATTTGTTTGTACTCTGTCGGCATCTTCACAACGTGTTTATCACAGTGGTATTGAACTGACTTGAAAGGGTCTTCATCT